TCCGGCCCTGCGCGTCAGCCTTCCCCTGCAGGCCCGATGCGCCCCAGACCAGAACATGCCAGTCATCCATGGGCGTCACGCGCGGGATCGGCGTGGTGGTGACCGGCATGCCGACGACCGGGCGGATGTACTCGCTGGACAGAATGATGGCCAGGAATTCATTGCCGGTTACGGTGTCAGTGCGCTTGAAGCCAGCCACGCCGGGGATGCGCTGCAGGCCCTGGAGGATGGTTTCGACGTTGCTGGTGCCGGGGTTGGCGATGCGCAGAAGGTTGAACCAGATCGCGTCCGAGATGTAGAACGTGACATTACCGACGGCGTTGTTGCCCTGGCCCTGGAGCGCTTGCAGCGCGGCGACAAAGGCACCCCATGCTTGCGCAAAGGTCAGCGTCGGGCTGGTCAGGTCCACATTCAGGCCCGCGGCGCCCAAGTTCAACGCGATCGTGTTCGGGTTGTTCTTGATGCCGTAGGCTTGGTAGGTCTTGTACGTCAGATCCGGCGTGCCATCGACGAAGTTGTCGACGGTGCGCTTGCGGACAAAGCGCGTAGCCGCGGCCTGATCGTCCAGCAGAGCGTCGTAGCCTTCCGAGCGCATGCCTTCCAGCTCGCGCCAGATGCGGCCGACCTGCGTGGAGTGAACCAGAACGATAGCGCCGTCATAGTCAAAGCTGACGTGGTTCACCGGCTTGCGGTGCTGGCCATCGATGCTGGACCGGACTTCCAGCTCATCCGCACCGTATCGGCGGTATTCGCTGACGATCTTGCCGATGTGGACGTTGCGCGCCAGCGGCATGAGGTCATTCAGCAGGACCCCGCCCTCATCGGACAGCATCAGCGTCTTGGTCTGCGTGTCGAAGTCACGCCACACCTCACCAGGGATGCGCGCCTCGTTCACTTCCAGGCCGGCGGCCTTCATCAGGCCGGTTTCGTGGTCCCAGTTCGCGGTACGTGCGTTCACGATGAACTGGTGCTGCTTCTTCAGGCCGGAATTCGCTTCCAGGCCCTTTTTGTCTACGTAAAAAGCCATTTTCGGCCTCCTTAGCGGATCTTGATCGGGACCAACTGGTCCAGCGTCGACGTGGTCGGGGTCGTGCCGGGCAAGGCATTCGCCGGATCGTCGATATACGCATGGATCGGGTCATCAGTGGCAGCCAGAGCGAACCGGCCATCGACGTTGATGGTCAGGGGCACGTCGTCAGCGATGGCGACGCCGGCCGCCAGGCGGCCCGCCATCAGATCGGCGGAACGGGGCGTGTACAAGCGCACAGACGAGCCGCCGCCCACCTGGTTGTCGTCCACGGTGCCGTGCAACTGCTCGCCGATCAGGTACCAGAAGTCCCGCTCACCAGTGATCCCTTTCTGAATGGTCATATCGCCGGCGGCAGAGGTGATCGTGACCGCCGTGCCGGGCAGAAAGGTGCCCGTGGCCGGCGCGTTCACTTCGCGCGTTTCGGGGGTGGTGCGATGAACGCCGCCACGGTAAATCTTGTTCCATTTCACAGCCATGATCTGGCCTCCTTATTCCGGGACTTCGTCGAAGCGCGGCTTGCCGGAATCGGCAACCTGGCCGTTGGTGATCGGCGCAGCAGTGCCCAGCGCCTTGAACATGGCGTCCAAGGGCTCGCCATGCAGCGCATTGGCGACGATGTCACCATGCACTTCGGCCACGGCCTTACGCTTGTCAGCTTCCTCGGCCTTGGCGTTGGCGGTCAGGGCGTCAGACAGGGCCTTGTGGTTGGTCTCCAAGCCCTCAACCTTGGCGGTCAGAGGCTTGAGTTGTTCCGCCACGTTGGCGGCGACGGCTTTGCTGATATCGGTGGTCAGCTCGGCCTTTTCTTCAGCGGTCAGAGGCATATTGCCCTCCAGAGTGTTATCAGGCCGAGCCTGATGGTTGAAAATTCGTTTGACGCTGTTCACTACGGTGGTGACCCAGGATTCTTGACGGACCACCGGGGAGCCGACGTCATCGAAGACGATTTTTCCGCCCTCGGTGGCATATCCGTAGACTTCGGCCACGCCGCCGTTACGCACCAGGACAGCCTGGGTATCGGTGAAATCGGCAACCCAGACGTAATCCTCGGAACCCGGGGCGAAGCGCGTCTTGGCGGCGGCCTGGATGCGGTTCTCGCGCTCTCGGAAGGATTCGCCCACCAGCGCTCCGGCATTGACATGGAGCGGCTTGGCCTGGTCCGCGTTGACCATAAGGCCCACGCCCTGCTCTGGGGTGGCGGCGCCTGGCTCGTCAAGAAGGATGGCGTCATGGTCGATGCCGTGGATCTTGGCGGTCCATTCGTAGCCATCGGCGTTGACGGCGGGCTCACGCTCCAGGAAGACGGCGACGCTGGTATGCACCGGCTCACCCTCCCCCTTCTCAAGCTGCTCTACGCGCTCAATCACGCGTCGGCCGCCCTCCGAGTTCTGTGCGACCTCCACGTCAATCCACTTTTCCGTGTAGACGCGGTTGCCGACAAGCTTCGTGTTGCGGTTCCAGGCGCCGATATGCCCCAGGTTTATGCCTTCCGGAGAAAAGGCCGACACGAACGCGCCGTTTACGGTCGGGTGACCAAGCGGCGCCAGCGTCCCTTCGAGCTTCTTGTAGTTGGCGACGATCTGGTCTTTCGGATACAGACCGCCGTTCATGACTACGTCAAACGGCATCGTGTAGCTCGGGATGACGATGTGATCACGGCCGTTGTGCTGCTCGCGGCGGATGGACTTGCTGTTGACCTGCGTGCGGATGTTTACCTGCATCGGCATGGCTATTCCTTGTCATCGGCCCAGGGGCCGTTGCCTTTGTCTTTCATCACCTGGTAGTTCTTGCGCGCCCGGTCGACAATCGCAGGCACAAGGGGCTCGCCCTTCTCGTCCACCAGGACCGATACTTGGCTGCACTTGCAGTTGATGGCGTTGGCGTCGCGTGCGTACCACTCGCGGGTTTCTTCGCTGGTGAACAGCTTCGCGTGCCGGCGGGCATGCGTCAGGCGCGTGGTCGGGCTGAGTGCAGACATGTGCATCAGCTTCGCCTGGGTGCCGTAATCTTCCTGGGCCTGATCTTGCTCGTCCCAGCGGGCACGGCGTAGGGCCATCGGAACTTCAGTACGTGCGATGCGGTGACCGCGGCGGGCCTCTATGCCCGTCTGCTCCGTCAAATTCCTGGCGATGTCGCGCGGGTTCAAGCCCCGGCCGATACCATCGGACAGGATGCGGGACATGTCCGCCTTGACCTGACCGGACAGACCTTTCATTTCCTCAAACTGGCGCGCTCTCACCAGGGACAGACGCGCTTGGTAGGGCTCGGATCTGAGCAACGCTTGCAGAGAGTCACGCCCCGCCTTGTAGGCCGGCGACTGCTGGCCAAGGTTGGCGAACTCCTGCGCTGTGCCGCGCTGATACGCGACGCCCACATACGATTCGAACAGCCAAAGGTTGCGCTCGCCGCCTTCCAGCAGGATCTCGTCAACGAGTCGGTCTGTGTCAGCGAAGATCGACGACAGCAGCGCCTGATCAAGGCGAAACGTATAGCGCTTGTTCACCACCGGCTCGGCTGGAATACGGCCAAGCGCTTCAACGTAGCCATTCCGAATCCGTCGCGTGCGCCGATCAAAGTCCTTCATGGCGCCCCGCTCCAGCCGATCTACCCCTGTAGGGTCTGCCTGATTACTCGGCAGGATCGGTGATCGAGCCATCGTCGTCCTCGTCTTCGTCGGGCAATGGCTCGGGGTCGTCGCTGGGGTCGTATCCTGCCGCCTCGCGGATCTCATCCGCGGTGAAGACCTCTGCGCCTGAGCTCTGAGCGGTCTGGTTGATCTCGCTCATCACCTTGGCGTTGCCCAGCTTGTCGGCCTGCGTGGCTTCGGTAAGGTCGTCCCACATCACCGTGTATTCGGATATGGTTTTGACCACGCCGATGCGCGTCAGGTGCCCCACCAAATCGTGGATCTCCATACCCAAATCGGCACGCCGCGATTGGCAGCGTGCATTGAAGTACTTCTGGTCTTCGGAGCTGGCGCGCTCGCCGGTCTGCATGCCGACCAGGATTTTGCTGGGGATGTCCAGCGCGGCGCCGGCCGTCTGTAGGTTGACGTTGTACGTCGGGCCGGGGTCAGCAACGGCGGTAACCAGCGGGTTGACCGTGGCCCCCTGCGTGACCAGCAAAGCGTCGTTGCCGCGGTTGACCTCACGGGCCGCCTCATTGAAGCGCGCCTGCAACTGGTCCAGCGAAACGCCATAGGCCTGGGCGATGCTGCCCAAGTCCACTTCCTTGTCATAGCTGACCGACAGTTGGCGCGAGGCGTTCTTCAGGAACGATTCGCCCGAGCCACCTTCAACCTTCTCCAGGCTGACGAAGGCGTTGTAGGCCGGCTCCAGGAAACCGATGGCATCACATGAGGCATCGCCCAGGATGAACACGCGGTCAGGGTGGATATCCACCTTGCGCCCAGCATTCCCTTCCATCCCGTATTCGGTGTACTGCCACTTGGAGACAGTGCCGTATCCCTCGTCCTGCGCGTTGGTGTTGAACCCTGCCGGCTTGAGGCTTCCGGCCCAGGTCGGGATCATCTTGACCAGTTGCGAGCCCTTGCGCTTGATGGGCTCATCCCAGCGACCGCTGTCGCGCACTTGCAGCAGCAGGCCCGAGTAACGACCCACCAGACGGCGCTTGTCCGCCTCGGCCACCGCCCGCCAGAACTTCGGCGTGAAGACCTGCTTGTTGCCGCGCTCCCATGCGGTCTCATCGGTCGCGTTGTCCTGGTCGTCGCCCTCGATCACCCAAGGATTCGTCTTCCAGCACGCGGACGTGATCTTTCCGATGGCGCCGTGAGCGATGCCGCCACGGCGATACAGCGCGTAGAAGTCGGAAAACTCGATCTCTTCGGGGAATCCGTACTCACACCAGGCCTGGGGCCGCTTGTTGTCGATCCCCTGGCCGCCCAGCAGGCCCATACGGGCGCGAGCGATCTGCGCCTGGCTCAGTGCGGCATTCACCGCCAACTGAAGCTGTTCGCTGTTGTTCGTGTCTGACATGCTCATTCCGATTTGAGAATCAGGCCGGGCCTGTCGTCGTGGCGCACTAGGTCAACGCTCGATTGATCCGGGTCGCGCCAGACGGCTGTACCCTCGGCCCCGGCATTCTCGACAGCCACGGTGCGCGCGCACGAGACGCACTTCGCCCGCACGACCATGGACTTGCCACTATCGCGCTGCGTGACCTTGAAGATTGCCATTTACCGTCCTGGGAGAAGCATGCCGATGGGCTTGGCGCCACCGAGCTCTGTGAGTGCGTAGACCATTGCGTCCAGCCGGTCGGGCGATTTCTTCGCGGTGGCAGGGACGTATTC